GCGCATCTATGGTATAGAAAAGGTATTCCAAACTCCCTAACGGTGGGAGGCTTAGATGGGTACTTTTCCCCATAATTTTTCACATTTCGGAGGGGGTTCGCAATTCCCCGGGATTTCTCCCTGTTGCTCCGCCCGATTTTTAAAGCTTCGGGTTGCTTTGGCTGGCCATTTAGGCAAGAGCACTGGAGCCTTCCAGTGGTGTTTACAGGCCACTCTTGCCCCTTTCCTAGGGGAGGGATGCTTAAGACCATCAGCTGGCGGATGTACAAGCAAGGGCGCCACTACTTACTCGGGTCAGTTTCCCATGACCAGGGGGGTCAGCAGGATTTTCGCCCTTCCTGCAGGAGGGTGGGATGCAAGGATCCCTTCCCCAACTGGGGGACTCGGGTGCGCGGGTTCGTCAGGCCCGACATTTTCATGCCCTGCGCTGCGTTGCAACAGTAGATCTGAGGCAATAGGACTATGAAAGTCCAAATCGGCTTATTTTCTTTTTAGAGTTGAGCCAAACTCCGTTGGGCGACTCGGGGGAGCGGGGTCGTCAGGCCCGACACTATTGTGCCCTGCTCTGAAACCACTGCAATGCAGCCCCCACTCCGAGGGGAGAGAGACTTCTCCTCTCGGGGCGGGGAGATTTGGTTTTCCAAATCTGCACACGATGGACTCGTTTTGGGAAGATCGCCCAAGCGGAGACCATTTCCCTAAGTCCAAAGTGTAAACATGGTTTCAATGTTGTGTTCTGTTAAGAACGCAATTGTGTTCCCCATTGAGGGGAAGTGGTCATCACCAATTCCGAACAGATTAAACTGGGGGAATTTGGCGTGAGGGTCACCCCCTAGCTAGAGAAGCTGGGAGTGTGAATTCGTGGCGAAACGTGGCCTTATTTGGAATACTTCGCCAAAGCTATCCCTGACCCTTTAAATTGAGGTGATATGATTGAAGCAGTTATATCACGTCATTACTCTTTCGGAAACGCGACATGATGACCAGCCCATCATTGTACACGTTATCACATTTCGACTCGGCGTTCAGAATTTTGCGGATACTTAAAACTCCATTTTCGATCTCCCGAGCCCAAACGGCTCGCTCTTTGGATCCGATTAAGCTTCCGCAGGCGATGTCTTGCCTCTTGTGTAGATACGGAATCTCATCCCATGAGCCAATTGGGTCCTTCACTCTGATCCACGGGTTATTGTATATCCACACATCGTTCCAAACGCGGAGCATGTCGGATGTCGTCATCCATTCGTGAAATTGATGTACTGACCAGGATGTTCGCCCGACTGGAAACCAGTTGGAAGGGACGGCGGAGGTGATAGCGGCAAACCCGAGCCTTAAATCGCGTCTATGGAAGAAATACAATGCCCACATTTGGGCATACGCCTTCGCCATGCACGCGCTTTCAGCCATTGTCACGATTCCTCCTTTTTGTAGGCGACTGCGTCCAACAACCTCAGATTCCTGACGGCAAGGTACTATGAGAATGCGTCCATCTCGGAGGGAAAGTTCGTGGTAGTGATGTGAGCAAAATTCGACTTTTTGCCAGTCGCTTTCCATTTTTGAAGGGGCACCTCGTGGAACGTTTTTACGGGTCTTTCCCGTCAGCTCCAAGTAGTCTAAGGAAGAGGCAAATGACCGATTCATTGTCGACACTACAACATCATCTCCCGCAATGGTCATGCAGCTTAGCACGTCGTCCAGGTTTTTGCTCAGCCAACGGTCAATCACTTGTGTGTCAGCGTAAAGTAAACCTTCACTCTCGAGAGTTCGGGCCACTTGGACTTTACCGTTCGTTATAGTATTCAAGGCATACGTTACCACCTGCCCTGAGCCTCGCTGGTCGGTGCGCCCGACGACATCCATAACGGTGCCGCTACCGTATCGCGTGTGGGTGCGGGGAAACATCGCCACTATGTTCCGGTAAGCCAACTTCATTGTGGCGGCGATTAGGGCGCGGTGGAAGGGGTTTGCAGTCAGTTCGGTTAAGAGAGTCTCTTCATCCTCAAGGTCTTCAGAACTCACCTTCGTATCCCACCCTGCTATATCGTCAGCAAAGAGATACTTGCCTTTGAGCGAAATTTCCTTTAGGTAGTTGCCAAAGTAATTGACACCCACTCCACCCACACCCCCAGGAAAGTTTTCACGACTGACCCAGTGATCAGCATTTAGGAACCCCAAGGCCTCAAATTCCAGAAAACGACTTCCGAGCCACATGTACCAGATAGTTCTCGATCCTTTTGCCTCGCCGGCTACGCTTGGCTTCTTTTCTTTCTTACCCATCGTGTTATATAAACACATGGAGCATTTGCCTTGGAGATGTAGAGCGCGTTCGTGTCCAACGAGATTCCAGAAACCTTGGTCTTGCACGGCTGCTTGAACGTCCCTCCAGGGGACGTCCCGACTCCACGAACCAATGGCTGCATCGTTTCTAACATTGGCGATGAATTCTTCTTTAGTCATAATTCGGGGCGTCAAACCACGGCGTTTGAAAATACGTATGAAATGCTTAGTAATAAGGCTGTTGACCATACGTATTTGCGGGGGGTGAGGAGGTATCACGGTATCAACTTTTTCCCGCAAGATTTTTTGTTGCGAATAGGTTGACACATCGGTCATGAGAAAACTGACCACACTCGTGACGGTCTCCCAGGGCCACATGATTTTCCGTACAAGTGGGTTCACAGCCTGTCCTCCGACTTTTACGTCATCCGTTACAAAAGACCCAAAATATCTAAAGCTTTTATACGGGTGTTCCGGGTCAATGAACCATGTCGCGCTGTTTTCCTGTTGGACCTTTCTGACACGATCAACCATGTCATCAACATTCATGGCAGACACGCTAGCTGCTGGATCAGCTCTGGTTCCTCGCGGTAGTGTTGGCTCCGGGAGGAATACACTGTCAATGTGTCGCGAAAATCTTCCTATTAAAGCAGCCAGGGTCATATAAGCGTCCCTTACGGCGTTGGACCTATTTCCTGATATGTAATACATTTCAGCCGTGCTATTCCTACTGTGTGCCAAGCGCACGAGCTTACCTTTGTACTTTTGCTGGAGGGATTCAACCTTCCGCAACACCTCAAGGGAGTAGGGGGATAGGACCTTGCATACAAATTGGGCCTCAGGGTTGATAGATAACCAAGTCTCCAATAGCTGTAAGACTTTTAGTGTTCTTGTCCGCTCTTTGGTGAGATTTGGGTCACTTTCACCGATGTCACACATGATTGTGTCACATCGCTTTGGCTCCAGTTTGTAGACGTCCACCCCGGGCTTGAGGCTGGTCAAATTATATCCACGTGTGACAAATCGCTGGGGGTTTTCCTTGTCATTGCCACCAATTGTGAACCCATGAACGGACGTCACTGTCTCCTCCATAACCACTCTTTGGCTCCAGCCGCCACGTCCACAGCCAAGGTCAACGACGTGCCCCATGGGGGTCCATTGATATTTGCGAATTATTTCATCCAGTTTAAGTCCTCCTCTGGATACGTAGTCACCTTTACCTGTCTCATTCACTCCTCGAACTTTATATCTTTCAAACGCGTCTTTGTCCAAAGCGTTCAGCATAAATTTCCATTTGATTCCTAGACCTATCGTGGTGGACTTTTCTAGGGCGCGAAATTTACTGAAAGGGGCCATAGCTCCGAGGGCTCGCATGGCAATATGCAAAAACTTATAAAACAGGAAGTTCATGTCAATCAATCCAATGGCCGACAGCATTGATCCGAAATCCATTACGTCGTGGATGTGCGACCGGGGATTGAGGAGTTGCCACAGACAAGCGCACACAACAAGGATAGTGCGTGGAATGTCGGGAGGTGATCTAGTGCAAAAGACCCATAATAAACTAAGTACCATACAATACGAGTACATAACGGCTCGAGTGTTGTCAACTGACACGCGGTCAGCTATGTCCGTTGGCCTATCATGTTTTTGGTCACGGGCGTCAAGGGCAGAGATAATTTTTGGCGTGGCATTCCATTTGTTTTGATGATATGTAATGAACATGAACAGTGCTGCTGCCCCGGCTCCAATTACAACGCTGGGAAGGCCAACTGTCATGGTAATAACAAAGCAGGATGGAATAACAGCCCGAAATGGGATGTGGTCTAGACGGAACCCTCCAACTGTGCCTACCATTTCCGGATGCTTCATTACATACATCTGGGACGTCCAGTTTTCCTGGATCCAGAACGCGAATTTATTGAGAAAAATGGTGGCGCAGAAAAACACTTGCAAAGTGTCAAGTTGGTTTGCCCCACCGTTCCATGGCGTTGGGGTGAACCACGCAGTTGGAGTTGGGGGTGCCTGGTTTTCCATGCGGTTGGAAGTGGCCATGATGTTTTTAATATCCTCACGGATGTTTGGAAACAATCTCATCTCCCAGGCGAGGACGCTACACATAACGCATGAACCCAAAATAACCCACTTAACCAGGTCACTATCGAGATAACTCCGGTTTCCTGCTGCTTTGTAGAGCACCGGATACACGATAAACATTGCCAGGAAAATAATGACACAAAATCCCAGGGGCACTCCAAAGTAATGCAGAACTCCAGGGGACGTTAGGAAAAAGCCACCTCCTAGTGGATCAGAGACGGGCATTGGCTCAAAAGAGTTTTTTCCCGACCGGGAATATGACACCAGGCAAGTAAAAACCCAAAGGAACATCAGCAGGGCTACGGCTATGGCACATCCAAGCATGAAGGCCATTCCTGAGGTGAGAGACTGCTCAGCCAGAATCTGGTCGTGCAAGTCCCCGCTAACAATGTCGCGCAGGTCCCATAGTGATGAAGTCGTCTTTTTCCAAATTCCATGCCAGTCAAAACTAAACAGGATGTCGTACAGACTAGCTGAACTGCGTGTGTTAATGTACATTTCTATAGATAAACGGCGCTGGTCCCACTCTATGTTCTCGAACCGGTCATCCACATACATTGGTCGGTACTCCATCCTTCCATAACGCGTTTCTAGCATTTGGCCAGTGCTATTACCCTGGAAGAGGGCAGAATGTCTGCGGTCGGCCGCCTCTGCCCAATGCCAAGCGAGCCAGGTAGGAATATCGTCTTTGTCCAGGAACTTCATAAAGCGGAGCAGGTCTTCCCCAACTAAGGTATAGCGCCCAGGGGGTTGGCTGTACATGGCCTCTTCGGGCATAAATGTCATTCCTATTTGATCAAGCAACATCTGGGCCTCTGGCCAACAGGCCCATCCAACTGGATTTTCTTCAGTCTGGCTGTCAACAGGAAACACATAACTTCCCGGGCCACGCCTTCCGGTTCGTCCCCGTCGTTGAATCATTGAAGATGTTGTCACGTTGGTTTCAGTCAACTTGATTCTATTCTCGGATGCTACGAGGGGCCGGAGAACCTTGCGGGTGTCGATAACCATATCAACACCCAAATTGGCCCCCATTTCCGAAATGTCAGTGGAAACAACCAGAGAGGTTTCGTCGCTACTAGCCCGAGCGTAATTAGCTGTGAAGTTTGCGCGATGAAGGGGAACCGCCCCAGGGATGGTCGCAGCCAGAGAATTCGCTTGTGTATGTGAAGGGACAAACATGATGGCCTTCTTTGAATTACGCGATTTTCTGACACTGTTAATCCAGGCGGGGGTCATCCAACTTGGGAACGCGATAGCTTGGTCATGAATTGGGAAGTTTGAACCACCGTCAGGGGAGTGTCCAGGGGGGGTGGCACTCAAATACATGAGTTTCGTTCCCTTCTCATGTAGATGCTCCATTACTCCCCGGGCAGCTATTGACATGGGATCCATGAAGTGACACTCATCCATGACAATGAGCGCCACCCCAATTTTCTTTACGCCATGCGACAACACAAATTTTGTGAACGTGGCGTGACAGGCAACTGTCACCAAATTTCTGCGACAATACATAAGGTTCCGGTCACACGTTATTCCGGCTTGCCCGAGGGCTTCCATAACTTCAGCCATGACAACCCGAGTGGGTGTCAGGATTATGGTCCTCAACCCCGCGTCAAAATTTGCTTTGACTTCCGAAACGATAACCCTACGAGTCTTTCCTTTTCCCGGATGCCACGTGATGAATTTTCTCGTGGAGTCAGCAACCTCATTCGGCGCTATGTCCCCGGGACGCCCCCCCGCAACAATGGAACGATAGACGCCATTCACGTAAAATCCGAATCCGTAAAAACCCACCACTTCTCCATTAACGAAAAACGGAGATCCAGAGGACCCTTTGCCAAAATCAACGCTTATGAACATTACGTTCTCGTTGTCCAGTTTGACAACACCAGGCTTGTATTTATGATACTCGACAGTCTTATCCGGTTTGCACGCCATGAGGGATATCTCCTCCGCAACAGTTGGATTTTCCAACTGCCAAGGCCCTCCATACGACACTACATCTCGTAAAGCACTTCCCGAATGTAAGGACACTAGCTTTTCTCGCCATTTGAGGGGCTCTCCACGAGTGACATGCATTAACGTGTGGAAAACTCCGTTTTTTGCCACACCTACTCCACGCTGTCGGTTTTCCATGAAGCTACGTACATTAATTCGATAGATTCCATTTGGCAAGTCTCCAAAGCTTGTTTCAATCTTTTGTGTCGACTCACCCCCGAAACCAAGCAAGTCATCCGAGCGGCAATGCTCATTTATTTTCAATCTGCACAGGCGGAATAAATTGCGAGGTATGTTTGTGCTGATAGCAAGGATGGTGTACAGAGCTCCGACAAACAAAGAAGCAGACGTGAGGGCACAACCAATCAATATGATGACCATGGTCTCTGGGATCTGGGCAGACCCCATGTCTTGGCCAATAGTGATCCCCTCATCGCTATATGTTCCTCGAAGGTCACGGAAGTTTCCCCCTTCATCTTCTTCAAGGGCGATCCCGTCAGGCACGTCCCCCGTCGAGAGAAACTCAAGCTCCATGGTCACATTGGCTTGGTCCATGTATAGAAAGGCTATGATTGTTACTAGGGCGAGAACGGCCGCTGCCGACGGGTGGTCTGCCCGTTCCGCGGCCCAAATGGCGCCCGCGCTCGCACAGGAAATGGTCCAAAACCAAGCGCTCCTGCCAGAGGTCCTGTAGGAGCTTTTGGACTCTAGTGATTTCTGCGTCCACTTGTAAAAAGCGCTCGTACCTTGCGTCAGTAAGGCAACGGTACCTAGCGCCAATGCCGTTTTCCATCCCATTATCAAGCAAAACGTGAGGATCTCTGGTGGAAGGTCCTGAGTCATCCCACGATAGGCCCCAATCAGCACTATCGCAGCTACGGCTTCTAGGAATACGGAGAAGGCTCGTTGCTGACGTTCCACAACCCAAAACAGAAACTGGAGACAAATTGAGGCCATAAGGTGGTGATGGCCCAAAACTATTGACAGTTTGCGTCGAACCATGAACCCTAGTAGAATTACAGCCGAGCTCCCTGTCTGGAGGATTATCCAGAGGTTCATGACGACGTCGATAGGTTGATATGCCGATGACGCAACTAACAACACCCATGCCGACAAGCCCACCGAGGAAAAAATGTTGGGTAGGCCAAAAGTAAGCATCGCGACAGTTGTAAGAATCAACCGTGACCACGTCGTCGCTCGTGTGCGGGCCCCAATAAGCTGCAAGGCGATTGCGAGACACAGGAGGTTTAAAACGGATCTGTCGAACCCCCCTCCTGAGCGTGGGTTCCGCCGGTGAAAATCCGCGGTTGCGTCAGCTTTGCCATACCTTCCAAGTATGTCATCCATTAGCGGCTCTTCTTCACCATCTAGCGGGGTCTCCACTATCTTTGGCCGCGGATTTTCACGGCTCGCCATGGTGCCAGGCTGAATCTCCATTGGATAGAAAAACTCTTCTCCGACGCGGAAGTGAATAATGGCGTCACATGTTTTGCAACACCAAGTCACATTGCTTTCTGGATCCACGGGCTTAGCTTGCATTCTACCGTCACATTTTGGGTCAATTGTGACTTGGGTGCCTGGAACTGGTCCTTGATGAAGCGAGATCTCCGGGCTACTCCACGGGAAGTCTGTTTGCATTTTATACCCGGGGACATGGTTGGCTTTTGAGATGGGACCTCCCCAAGCAGGAGGGACGAAGATGTTCATGTCCGTTGGGTCTAATAATGCATCGGGAGTGTATGACGAAGGCCAAAGGCATCTATGCGATTGCAACATTTCAAGAACAACTATACGTTGGGTTCCGTTTACAATCTCGCTCTCCATCCAAAACATCCCGTCGGTGATTATGGTCCTGTCATTTTTTACGGCTACCCCGGCCAAGTATGTTGGACAGTGGCGAGTCACATGCTTTGACACGGCAACTTGTACATTCGACCCGTACAAACTCCTTCGAAATCCCGTGAACGTAAACTGGAATGCAATAGCCTTGCCGCACATGCGTCGTATGTCGGGGCGCGCTGCGACAATTCGTAGAACTTTATCAGTTTCACGCTCAGGGTGGCTGCCGAAGGATGTGGGCAGATATCCCATGTCCCCCTCAAGACGACCATGTGTGACGTAGGATCCTACTTTATACTCCAAAGATTCCAGCGTCACTGTCAAAACCCGTTTTCGCGTTTCAACAAAAGTTCTGTTGTACGATAGAGTGGTGTTCACATACATCACCCCTGGATGCATAGCAATTCTTGCGGCGACTGCGGCTCGTCTCAGGGCGGCGCACTGCAATGTGTCCTCGCATATCAAACAAGGTTTGTTTGTACCATCGAACATGTCGCGAATGTACAAGTTGGTGAAAGCATAGTCGTCGAGCTCAACGGAGTGATCTTTCATTGGGCCACTGCCAAGCTGCTTCCACACGAAGGCTCCTTGTCCACACGAGATGGTTCTCCTGGTTGTGTCGATTCCACAACCAATGTCCCCCGCCACACGACGAATGTACATAGAGGTTATCACCACGACAATAACGAGCGTAACTCCCCTGCCTAGGAACACTATGGACAAGACAATCAACACAACTGGAACGAGCCAGCCTCCTGGAATCCAACTCCACGAAAAGTGAAAGTTCCGCACCAGGTCCTCCCAGACGCTTCCGATACCAGCCATGCCATGTTTTGAGTATCGACCGGCCACATGAGTCATAAGCCTCCAAGCCTGGGCTACCGGTGTGACGAGACAGTCAACAGGGACGACACTGTCCGCGAGTTCTACGTGGCCAGTCCCGTTCCCACACATGACGTACGCGCGGCCGCTTTGACTTTTTGCTGCGACGATGACAGTAGACCCAACGACAGTACATCCTCGGCTCGATATAGGAATGCTACAAGCCTGCGGAGTGCTCTCTTCGAGGATGATCGAGACAACGCCATCACGGCCATACCCGTTTTGGACAAATACCCCACTCAAATTGCCAACACACAGCGGTAAACTAGTAAACGTCACGTTCTCAAAAATCATTTCGCACGTGAACGAAACGGAGCGGATGTCCTGGATAACAGAACCCTTCCAATCAATTTGCGGGTTGTTCACAGAATCGACCTTAATCTCATTGGCTGTTGTGACGCCCCAGTTGATTATTTTCTCCATCCCGGATGTGTATTCACCGAGGCGAATAACCCCGGGCCAGGCATCAACAGCTTCTTTCAAAACGAGACCGGACTTTGACGAATCACGCACATGGTAATGTTGGCTAGCCAATCTGTCAGTGGTAGCACCGCAAGTCAAGGTGATGGTTCCTATGTCCCCGAAATGAAATACCGTGGGAACATCACGCAACACGGCTCTTGAGTCTTGGTGCCCATGGAGTTCCATACTGGCAGTGGCCTGAATAACTGAGTCAACGAGCACAGATACATTTACCATGGTCAGGCATTGGACTTCAACGCACGTGGCAACTTGTCCTAGTCCCCATTCAAAACAGCCGGTTCCCCAGCCCCTATTGAATGCATCTACTTTGCAGGTCCGGTTAGCACGTCGCAACTTGGCCATTTCGAGATGGGATCCACCAGGGCATGTGTCTTCGGACACACTCTCGACGATCTCACATGATGTTAGCAACGTTTTAAATGGTCTTTCTCCTTGCACTGTTATGTTGTGGATGTCCAGATGGATGAGCCCTCGAGTCGTAGAGATGGAGTACATTTCATTCGATAGAATACGAGTGTGACTCATTGATGTTCCAGTGGCCGTTATCGTGTACAGGGGTTCAATGGAAGTGGCTCGGACCACGTTCCACGTCAGCACACTTATGGCCACTACACTCCACATGGGCCATTTCCGAGCAACGGAGACAACGAGAAGGCAAACGACGAAAATAGGCATGTGCTCACGCATAAATTTGAAGGTCAAGAGCTCAACTTCTTCGATTAGGCCAGTGTGCGAAGCCGGCCGTGGTTGAGAGCTCCTACGCTTTCTGGGCGTGACTTGACATCTATTGTATTTCAGCCTAAACTCTTCAGTCGTTGAGCCACAGTCAATGTTGTCCAGGTCGGCGAGCTTGCTCACGAGCGGGCAGTGTTTCTCAATCGGAAGTCCTACGAGGCAAGCGTCAGCCGGAAGTTTATAATTGATAGAATCAATAGCAGTACCGTCTTCCGTTTCCAGGGTCAGTTTCCCATTTCCATCAGTTCCATACCGTAGAGTTTCCGAGAGAGCTAATCCAAATAAGACAGCCAGGCAGACAAAGAAAACAGGACTATGGCTACGCTGTGCCTCCAAGCGGTTGACACGTCTCTTCAGCATTGTGATCTGGCGCCACAGTTGTTGTCCGAGGGATCCGACAGCGAGAGCCAGCCACAACACCGAGGCTCCTATGTCAAGTTGGAGGATTCTAAGCCATTCCCCTCCTTTTCTGCGTCCGAATAAGCTGGTGAGGAGCGATGATGGAGTTGCTCCTCGTGTTGATGGCCGCTGGTTTTTGCTGGTCTTGTTTCCTGCGGCCCTTTTTACCCTCTTTTCCGCTGGGTCCGGCGGTCTGGTCGATGGCCGACCAGATGTTTGGCCCGAAGGCCCTTTCTTCAAGAGCATCCTATTCATACGAACCAGATATCTCTTTTCCAAACAACTTCTAGATTTTTCAAAAGCGGCGTAATCCAACTAGGGATGTGACCTTCACAGAAGTTTTTAAAAACT